CGGCAACTCACCGACCCGCACCTGCCCGGCCTGCGCCCGGCGGGAGGGTGGCGTGGTCGCCGCCGACTGCCCGATCTGCTCCGGTGCTGGTGTCCTGCACCTCGGCGCCTCGGCCCTGATCCACCACTCGCCCCAGGTCGTGGCCCTGGCGGCCGAGTACCACCTGGAGGCCACCGCCCGGATCGCGCTGGCCGGTGACCCGAGCGCCCACGGGGTCCACACTGCGAGGACGGCCCTGACCGAGGCGGTGATCGACCTGGTGTCCTCCGGCCTCCTCGCCCTGCGCCAGCACGTCACCTCGGGCTACCCGCAACGGCCTCCGATGCCCACCGTCAACGCCGCCGCCATGGTCCCCTTGTATGCCACCGGGGACGCTGCGCGGCTATCAGCGCCCCCGGTGGTGTTCGAGGCCGACGAGCGGCCGATGGGCTACGGCGGCATCCCCGGGTTCAGCGCCGCGGGCTACCTGGCCTACCTGTCCCGGGCCTCCGATCCGCTCGACGCCCTCGGGCCCTCGACCAACGCCCGGGCGTCGGAGGTGAGCCGACGCCGGTTCGAGGTGACGGTGCTCGCCCGGGCCGTCCGCGAGGCCAGTCGGGAGAGCCGGTCCTGATGCCCACCCCGGTCGAGCCCTGGGAGCGGCAGCCCGGAGAGACCGCGGTCCAGTTCGCCGCGTTCATCCACTACCGCGACTCCCCGCTGCACGGCAACCAGCGCACGCTCACCTCGACCTCGCAGTACGTCGAGGTCAAGATGAACCGGATCAAGGCCTGGGCCAAGCGCAACGGCTGGTACGACCGGGCCGCGATGTGGGACGACCACCAGGACCGCGAGTGGCGCTCCGAGGTGCTGCGCGACCGGCACCGGGTGGCCCGCCGCCAGGCCCGCGCCGCCCAACTCCTCCAGGAGAAGGCCCTGGCCGCCCTGGCCAACATCAACATCGAGAAACTGAGCCCGATGGAGATCGTCGCCATGATCAAGCAGGCCCGGGACCTGGAGTTGGGGATCTATGGCTCGATCGCCGAGGACGAGGTCGCCGAGGGCTCCCGCCCGCCGATCATCATCCCGGCCGAGTTGATGCCGGTCTCGTTCGAGGAGCCGGTCGTCGTCGAGCCGGACGAGGGGGACGACCGTGCCGCTGGTCTACGGGCAGTCCGTTAGCGGCTGGACCTACGGGTTCGACCCCGAGCCCAAGCAGTTGGAGATGTTCAGCCACCAGCCCGACGAGATGTTGTACGGCGGCGCGGCTGGTGGCGGCAAGACCGACGCGCTGCTCGCCCTGGGCGTCACGGCGTGCCTGGCCATCCCGCGGATCAAGGTGCTGGCCATCCGCAAGAACTACCCGCAGATCGAGCAGGAGGTGCTGCCCCGGCTGCTGGAGCGCATCCCCGACTCGGTCGCCCAGTACCGGGCGGGCGGCCATACGTTCACCTTCCGGCACAACGGCGCCGTGCTCCGCCTGGGCCACCTGCAGACCGCCAACGCCCGCTACCGCTACCAGGGCGTCGAGTACCACCTGCTGCTCTGGGACGAGTTGACCCAGTTCACCCGCGAGGAGTACATGTACCTCGGCACCCGGCTCCGGGTGGTCGGCGCGGTGGCCCGGGCCATGCGGGCGGCCAAGATGCGCCCGCGGATCGTCTCCACGTCCAACCCCGGCGGGATCGGCCACGGCTGGGTCAAGCGCCGGTTCGTCGACCCCGCCCCGCCCCGCACCCCGTTCCACGGCACCGACACCGACGGCGAGCCCGACGGCACCACGATCATGTACGTCCCGGCCAAGGTCGAGGACAACCCGCACGTCGACCTCGACCAGTACGAGCGGGTCCTGCGACGTCTGGACCCGGGCCTGCGGGCCGCCCTGCGCGACGGCGACTGGTCGGTCGTCGAGGGTTCCCGGTTCGGCCAGTTCCGCACCGCGGTCCACGTCACCCCGCCGCTGACCATCCCGCTGGTCGGCCACCCGAGGGCCATCGGCATCGACTACGGGGCGGTCTCGCCGTTCTGCGCGCTCTGGGGCGTCCGGCTGCACGACGGGCTGATCTATGTCTACCGGGAGGTCTACCGGGCAGGTCTGACACCCAGGCAGCAGGCGGCCATGGTGGCCGCCGCCGAGGCGCCGGGTGAGCGCGAGCCCAGCCGTCCCCTGCCGATCGCCCTGGACCCCTCGTGCTGGATTCGCTCGGCCGAGGACCCGGTGGCCAAGGCGATGAAGGGCGCACCGCCGCCGGGCTCGATCGCCCGGGCCTACTTCGAGGTGTTCGGCGACGCGGTGTCCCAGGCCCGCAACTCGCGGGTCGCCGGGTGGTCCATGGTCGACGAGCACCTGCTGGTCCAGGACGACGGGTTCCCGCGGCTGGTGATCTCCCAGCAGTGCGTCAACCTGATCCGCACCCTGCCGGAACTGCTGCGCAGTCCCACCCACCCCGAGGACGTGATGACGACGCCCAAGCAGGAGGATCACGCAGCAGATGCGCTCAGGTATCTCATGGGTGCCCTGGTCCTGCCCGGCGACATGCGCGTCGCGCCCGAGTCCAGGCTGGCCGGGTTCTGGCGCCCGGCGACGTCGAACCTGACGACGTAAAGATTGGGGCCGGGTCCACGGTCTTGCCTGCTCGGCTCACCGTGACTGCCCACTCTCCCCGGCCGCTCCTCATCATTCCATTGGGGGCTGGCGGGCCCGGCGCGACATACAACCGGGCGAGGTGGTGTTGCGAGCCCACATGGTGTGGTAGAGTGGGTCCTACCACCCCACCACACCCCAGGAGTTCACCATGGCCCGCAAGATCGCCGCCCCCGCCGCTTTCACCCGCGAGGGCTTCCCGCTGCAGACCTGCACCCGCTGCGGCGGCACCGGCCGCTACTCGTTCAACCAGATCGACGGGGACCGCTGCTACGGCTGCTCCGGCACCGGCTACCAGATCCACAAGGCCGCCAAGGCCGCGCACGCCGAGTACGCCAAGGCCGCCAAGGCTGCGTTCCGCCCCACCGCCGCCCACCTGAGCGTCGGCGACGTCATCCTGGAGCACTACACCGACAAGCAGTCCAAGGCCGCCGACGAGGACTGGGCCCGGATCATCGACATCGAGGTCACCGACAAGGTGATGGGCCGCGGCGGCTACTGCTACCGCACCCGCGAGCAGGCCGAGGCCGCCTACGCCGTCGAGGCCGAGAAGGTCACCCTGGGCCACGGCCAGACCCTCGACATCAACGAGGACGTCACCGTCTCCAACGTGGGCGGCAGCGAGACCGGCTGGTTCTCGGTGGGCGTCACCGACCGCGAGTTGGTCATCACCCTGGACGGCGGCCAGCAGAAGCGCTGCGCCGGTAACTCGGTCGTCAACCGCCAGGGCCGCAACGTGGCCATGGAGGCCCGGCTCGCCGCGCTGGCCACCCTGCCCGAGGCGCTGCGCCGCCCGGCCAAGGTCGAGACCGCCTGAGCCCCAGTACGATCCACCTGCCAGCGCCCGGCCTCGCCGCCGGGCGCTGGTGCCATTCCAGAGGAGAACCCCATGTCCCTGCGCACCTACATCGCGCTCGTCCTGCTCACCGTCGCCTGCTTCTGGGTGGCCATCCTGGCCAGCCCCACCGTCTCGTCCTGGGCCGTCATCATCGGCCTGGGCACCATCGCCGTGGCCATCGGCGTCCTCGTCACCCGCGGCCTGCGAGTGGGAGGCTGAGCCATGGGCACCCGAGAGCAGCACAACCAGATGCGCGCCGTCGCCGACGCCTGGACCGACTACTGGGAGCCGCGCGTCGAGCCCAACCCGGACTACGCCGTGCCGGACGGCACGCCCACCCAGTACACCGAGAACCCGACCCCGCTCTCGGCCGACCCGATCGACCTGTTCGCAGCGTCCTACGAGATATACCCGCGACGTCCCCGGACGCCGCGGGAGTAGGCCCTAGCCTCTGGGCCAGGGAGGCTCCGATGGCGTCGCACAAGGTCTACATCACCGGCAACACCACCACCGGCCAGGTCGGCCCGCACGGCTACTACGGCCGGGCGGGCTACAAGATGGCCAAGGCCGACGCCAAGTCGGCCAACCGGCGCGGCGGCCAGATGGGCCGGGTCGTCGTCGGCAAGATCCGCGTCACCGGCGCCGCCCCCAAGGGCATCCACAAGGCCACGATCTCCTCCATCGCCAAGGGCCGCCCCCGGGCCGCCAAGGGTGGCGGCGGAGGCCATGGCGGCGGCACCCACCGAGACCGTCGGGGCCGGTTCGCCTGATGGCCGGGAGGAAGTATTACGTCGTCAAGCGGCAGAACCTGGTCTCCAGGGCCCGGGGCAAGGCTCCGGTCGTGGTCAGCACCCACTCGTCCAGGGCCCGCGCCATGGGTGCCCAGCACTTCGCCGTCCACAAGGGCGGCCGGGCCGGGCTCGGCGGAGCGTGGACCAAGTCCGTGGTCAGCCAGCAGCGGCTGAACAAGATGCAGGCCCGGGCCTCGGCCCGCACCGGTGGCAAGGGCCACGGCGGCGGCCACGCCCACCGCGACCGCCGAGGCAGGTTCGCATGATCCCCGCAGTCCGCAACGGCCAGGCCATCACCCCGGCCCAGGCCACCCGAGGCGCCAAGGGCCTGCCCAAGAAGCCCAGGGCCACCCCGCCCAAGCCCCCGCGGGCCACCCCGGCCAAGACGAACACCCCGCAGGACAAGCCGCGCACCGGCACCGGCCGGTTCAAGTGATCCCACCGACCACCTGACCCGCCCGCCATACTCGACCGCGTGAGCAGCCCCGAGAGCGAGACCGTCGGGTTCGCCATGCCGGAGATCGGCGTGCCGGGCAACATCCGGCAGACCTGGCACCGGCTCAATAACAAGGTGGTGCTGGAGGCCGCGTCCTCCGACCCCAACCCCGACCTGGAGTTCCCCGAGTCGGCGCTGGTGTTCAAGCAGATGAGCCGGACCGACGGCCAGGTCGGCTCGGTCATGCGGGCCATCACCAACTCGATCCTCAAGGCGGCCTGGGACCTCGACGAGGGCGAGTGCCGCCCCGACGTCATCCAGTTCGTCCGGGACAACATCGGGCTGCCCGCCGAGGGCGCCGTACTGCCCAGGGCGCGGCTGTCCAACGTGGTCTGGGCCGAGCACCTGCGGGACGCGCTGACCTGCCTGACCTACGGGTTCGCGGTGTTCGAGCAGACCTACGTCGGCTCCGCCGGGTTCGTCTGGCTCCGCAAACTCGCCCCCCGCATCCAGACCACCATCTCCCGCATCGAGGTGGAGCGGGACGGTGGCCTGGAGGCCGTCTGGCAGTACGTCAACCCGGAGAGCGACGGCACCCAGGCCCAGATGACCGGCGCCGGGTACGTCAACGAGGTCCGCATCCCCAAGGACCGGGTCGCGGTGTACTCGTTCGACCGCGAGGGCGGCGACTGGTACGGCACCTCGGTCCTTCGCACCGCCTACAAGCACTGGAGGATCAACGACGTCGTCCTGCGGCTGGCCGCCCAGATCATCGAGCGCAACGGCATGGGCATCCCCGGGATGGAGTACGACGGCACCCTGGTGACCAAGCGCGAGGCCGAGCAGGCCGTCGCCGAGTGGCGCGCCGGAGCCACCGCCGGGCTGGTCTACCCCAAGGGCGCCATGCCCGTCCTGCGCGGCGTCGAGGGTGCCACCCCGGACCCGATGCCGCTGATCAAGTACAACGACGAGGCCATCGGCCGCTCCGTGCTGGCGATGTTCCTGAACCTCGGCCACGACAACGGCGCGCGCTCGCTGGGCGACACGTTCGTCGACGCCTTCACCGACTCGCTGCAGGCCGTCGCCGACTTCGTCGCCGCCACGGCGACCGAGTTCATCATCCGGGACCTGGTGGAGTTGAACTGGGGCCCGGACGAGCCGTACCCGTCCCTGACGCCCGGCTCGCTGGCCTCCCAGGCCCTGATCACCCCGGCCGACCTCAAGACCCTCGTCGACGCCGGGCTGGTCACGCCGGACCCGGCCACCCAGGACTGGACCCGGTCCAAGTGGGGCCTGCCGGAGCCCGACCCGGTGTACCAGGCCATGGACCAGGCCGCCACGGTGGCGGGCTACGAGGCCGCCATCAACCCGCCGGAACCGGACCCCACCGCCCCCATCGTCGACGAGACCGGGGCAGCGATGCTCGCCGACATGGATGCCGTGACCGCTGCCCTGTCCGAACGAGTCGGCCGGTACGTTGCACGCATCTCACGCAGCCCTCGCTGACGCCTTCCTGGCGGCCACGGCCGTCGAGGTGGAGGACGGGGTCATCCCCGACTACGCCGCCCGGCCGCTGTTCCCCTGGGAGCAGGGCCGGATCGACTTCATGTCCATCAACGACCTGCACGACATCGCCTACGCCGCCACCGCGGGCTCGATCGAGCGGGTCCAGCAGGCCATCGCCAAGGCCGTCGAGAACGCCATGGCCGAGGGCGACACCCCTGAGCAGATCATCCAGGCCCTGCAGAACTTCGCCCTCAACCAGCCCAAGGAGGTCCGCGAGGTCATCAAGGAGGAGACCCGGGTCATCTCCCGGGTCCTGGCCGACGCCGCGCTGGGCTCCGGCCGCCTGGTCGCCGCGTCCGCCGAGGCCCAGGGCGTCGAGGTGCCCGCCGAGGTGCGCACCCTCGGCGCCCTGCAGGCCGTCACCGGCGTACCGGAGGACTACGTCGGGCAGGCCGGGATGGCCATGGTGGGCGCCTGGAACCGGGTCAACCAGGCCCTCATGCTGGCCACGGGAGGGCTGGTCGGCGCTGCGGCCATCGGCGCGGGCACGGTGGCCGCGGACATCGTCCGCACCGTCAATCCGCTGCGCATCGCCGAGGACGTCGGCAAGATCGTCCGCACCGCCAAGAACGTCGACACCGCCGCCATCCAGGACAACGCCCGGCAGATGGTGCACTCCGCGTTCGGTGCGGCCCGGAACAAGGTGGCCCGGCTGGTGTCCCGCAAGCGGGCACCCGCGGCCGTCTACGCCTCGGAACTGCTCGACAAGCGCACCTGCCGTCCCTGCGAACGGGTGGACGGCAAGTATTACGCCACCCTGGAGGAGGCCGAGCAGGACTACCCGTCGGGCGGCTACACCGACTGCAAGGGCGGCCACCGCTGCCGCGGGACGCTGGTCTACGTCTGGGACGAGGAGCCGCCGGACGACCAGGGCCTGATCCCGCCCACCCCGCTGGGCCGGGGTCCGAGCCCGTACCAGCGCATCGACCGGGGCGCGAACATCGCCGCCAACGCCATCCTCGGCGTCGCCGGAGCGGGCCTGTCGGTGCTGGCGCTGCCCGCGATGATCGGGCTGGGCTCGATGACCATGTCGCTGCTGTCCCGCAACCCGCGCCTCGGCCTGGGCTCCACCGCCCACGGCCACGGCCCGGCCTCGGGCTGGCCGGACATGCCCGAGGCGGTCGTCCCGAACATGCTGGAACGGCTGGACCGGCTACAGACGGGCACCCCCGAGTGGGATGACCTGATAGACGAGATCGGCGACACCGTCACCCCTCTCATCGAGTTCGGCGCCAACGAGGCCCTGCGGCTGACCCTGCGGGACAACCCGGACACCAAGTTCTCCCCGGGCGACCGCATCCAGGTCGAGATGTACGACGTCAACCGGCACCGATACGACGAGTTCAACGCCACCTGGCACCTCTACCGGGTCGACGCCAGCGGCCACCGCGAGATCCTGGACCACAAACTGGAGCGCACGTTCATGGCCCACGGCGAGGCCCATCACGACTACTTCTCGATCAAGGACAAGTGGCAGGGCGAGGGCATCGCCACCGCGGTCAACCTGCAACTGGACCGGTTCTACGCGCTCAACGGCATCGACCGGGTCACCGTCTACGCCAACATCGACGTCGGCGGTTACACCTGGGCGGTCAGCGGGTTCGACTTCGACGACGCCTACGACGCCCGCCGCTACATCGGCTCCGGCTCCTCCTACAGTGACGGCCTCATCAAGCAGACCAGCACCTACGACTGGGCGGTGCACGACGCCGACCTGGACGACCTGCGGGACCGGATCGACAACGGCGACGACATCGCCGCGGTGGAGATCGCCCGGTTCGGCTACGACCCGTCCATCCACGGCGTCGGTACCGCCGACGAGCGCAGGCGGATGATGTGGCCGGGCAAGGAGGCCATGCTCGGCACCAGTTGGCACGGCACCCGGTACGTCGCCGACATCAACGACATCAACGACCGGATCGCCGCGCTGCGAGGAGCCCCGGTCAGGGTCGGCGCCACCCGGATCGTCCCGCCGCCGACGCCGACGCCCGCCATCACCGGGCCGCGGGACACCCTGTTCACCCAGCCCGAGTTCGACCGGGACGGCCCGTTCACCCCGCACGAGGAGTCCCTGCGGCCCGACCGCGGCTACTGGGACACCGACATGTACGTCCACGTCGACGGCCGGACCGTCTCCCGGCGC